GGATTTGCATTTTGCGTTTTACCGCGTATAATTCATGTCTTGTGCACAGCGCATTCCTGCGTAGCTCAGTTGGCAGAGCATCCGACTGTTAATCGGACGGTCACTGGTTCAAGCCCAGTCGCAGGAGCCAAGGCGGAAACCCTTACGCGAGTAGGGTTCAGCCGCAGTTGCGGGAACGGTTGCGGAAGTGTCCGAAATGGTCATTCTCTCCGATTCTCAGACAAACTCGAAAAACCAGCCCAAAAAACACACGAAAAAGGGCTGCGACACGCCGTAACAGCAAATTCGCACGTCAGGTGGGAAGGTTCATGAAACCCTGAGAGAACGCCATCCAAACGTCTCACAGGGCATAACAGCCGGTATCATGCGGAACCATCCAAATCCGACACGCCCATGCCGTTCTCTCCAAAATAGGGAGAGAACACGATGCATGAGCCGTCCGGAACCACGAAGGCCGCCACACGGCATAGGGAACCATGTGGCGGCCTTCATAGACATAACCGCAATCAGCAATCTCAGGAAAACCCAATCAAGCAGGTACAACCCTAATAATCTTCTTTATTTGGATTGCGTCATCATGTTGACCGAACACGAGGACATTCGACCATCGTGGTCGAAAACGCGGTCATAAAACGGTCAAAAAAGGTCGAATGGCACAACCGTCATCATGGCCGAATCAGACGCCAAGGCACTCCCTGGCCCATCGTTCCACTGCGGCATTCTCCGCATCGTCGCCCAGTAGGAGCAGAAACCCAGCGTTCTTACCAAGCGAAGCAGGTTCGATGGTCTTAATGATGCCGCGATCACGCAGGAACACCCAGGCATCGCTGATGCTCTTCTGGATACTGTTCTCACGGGTCTTCATCTTCGCTTCCGCATTACCGCCCATCGCCTGTTCGGGAGTGAGCATCACCATTCCAAGCGAGTCTGAGATAGCACGCCATCCAAGCGTGTAATAGCGGCATGGCACTTTCTTATCCATGAGTTTCTTTGGAGGACAATTGTTCTCGCTATCCCAATCGTATGTTTGCGAAGCCATGAACATGAGGACGAGTTCGGCGTTCTTGTTGAGGGTCATGTTATCGCCACGTCGAATCGCCATGCGTCCGGCACGGTTTACGTCGTATACGGCTTGCATGTTCTTGTAGCCCATATTTTCCACGTGTCTTTCCCTCCATGCCTAGCGCTATGCTGATGCACGGAGAATCTATGCAAACTGGTTTTCCGATTGCCCTTGTCGCTGTTCGAGAGCGGCAAGGGCTTTTTGCTACTTTCGCCTATAACTCTAACTCTACACATGGATATAATTACAACTACTGTCGGGTAGTAGATACTGATAGTTTGTCGGTGTAGCTCCAGTTACATGTATATAAGTATGTACATGGTTATACATTCTTCTTACATTGTGCGTTTGTCATGATTTTGCCAATTAAAAAGCACAAACGGTCAGAAAGAGGGTATGAAAAACCCGCCTGCAACAAAACAGACGGGCACGAGAAAAACATGGTTCACATAGGACTGCTGGCGAGAGTGATAATCATAGCCAGGAAGCATACGCCGACAGCGACTCCAATCACAATCCAACAATTTCGCACATGGATGGAATTACGCGACTCGATATAGTCCAGAGCCTTCGCCCTCACATTCCGCTCGATGGCATCTGGTGCGGAATCGGTCTTGGCCGCGATCTCATACAATTCGTGCAACGTCGGCTTGCCGCCGTCCGCATCGTCGATGCGTTCCAACTCGTATTGGGTACGCCAGTCAATCAACCCGGACATGCGAATGCCGTTCCGCACGGCCATCTGGATCAGCAGAACGAACGCGGCCATACCGATGGCGATACCGGCGATAACGAATATAGGAACCATGATGTCCTCCTTGCTCTCCTGCAATATGTCTCAACAAGGATTATCCACCCAATTGATGGCTGATGAATCATGGGCGTTTCTCGAACAGGCCATCCTTGAGAATCTGCCTGTAATCCGCGAGAACCTGCATGGTCACGTCCAGCTCCGCCGCCATATGCCAGGTGTCGCCGTCCCACGTCCGTTCGGCCATGGCGAACTCGGCCGGGCTTATCAACGTCAACGCCGTCTCGCGTCGCGCCCTACGCTCGCACTTCGCGCCGAACCGCGTGCCGCAGCCAAGATCACGGTACTTCGCGTGCACAAGCTCATGGCATAGGGTGCAGAGCCTCTGCCGGTCGTTCAGCCAGTCGGCAAGCCATATCGTCCGCAGCCGGTCGCAGTACAGGCCGCAGGTGGTGCCGGGAATATCGGATTCCAAAACCTTCAAACCCATGGCTTCGGCCTGACGTTCCAAAACGTCGATGGTGATTCGAGACATTGTTCCCTTCGTATTATTAGGCGGCGGCATCACGAGTGAATACCGCCGCCATATTCATTGCTGTCGTCAGTCTTCCGGCGTTTCGGCCTCAAGCCTCGCGTTCGGATCGTCGTTCGCGGCCATGTCGAACTCTTCACGGTAGATGATCGGACTGTTCACCCAGTCGGCGTCCGCGTTTTCCTTGAGACGGCGTGCGAGTTCCTGAAGCAGCTCGTCATTCGAAGCGTCATGCAGCCTTGCGACGGTCTTTCCGTTATCCATCTCGTCGGCTCTTATATATCCGAACTCAACCAGAGCTTCTACGGGATTTTCGCCATATGCTCTAGCGATGATGATTACCGACTCGGCGCTGAACTCGCATCCTTTGTTGTATTGACGCCAGAGGGTTGAGACGCTGAGTCCAGTCTTGTTGCTGATTTCATTGATCGCCGCATCATGCGTTAGCTGTGCGAAATATGTTTTCTTATCCATGTATTTCATTATGAAATAAAAACTCTTTCATGTCAACACGCCGAAAAGGTGTTTCGACTTGAAAAATCTCTTTTCACCGTGGTATATTACTTTTCAGGTTGAAAAACAAAATGCTTCACAATGAAAGGAACAGTGCTGATGGCTGAATACAAAATGCAGTTCCGAGACGGCTTCCTAGACCGAGCCAAGCGCATGAGCGGGCTTAAAACCGACGAAGCATTCGCCGGAGCAATCGGAGTCAGCGAAAGCGTCCTCGCCCGAGCGAAGAAGACCAATGAATGCACGCCACTCATGATGGTCGGCCTATACAAAGCCTTCGGTTTCCAGCCCGGCGAAGTCAGCCAAATCAAGGCTGTCGGGGAAATGGGAAAGACAGCGTAATCACGTTTCTCGCCAAACCCTTTCCCCGACCCAAGGAAAAAGGTTCACACCCCAAACAAGCAAAAGGAAAACACAATGAATATCACCACGCCAAACGGCATCCTCGAAGGCGAAAACATCGAAGCCATCCTCAAAGAACACGGACTCGACTGCCTGCGCTCTGCCGACCTGAGCGCTGCCGACCTGCGCTCTGCCGACCTGCACGGTGCCAACCTGCGCTCTGCCGACCTGAGCGATGCCAACCTGCGCTCTGCCGACCTGAGCGCTGCCGACCTGCGCGGTGCCAACCTGCGCGATGCCAACCTATCGGAACTCACCGTCGCCCAAACCAGCATCCTCCCGGACGAAGGCGACATCATCGGCTGGAAAAAAGCCATCACACTCGACGGAGCGCCCATCATCGTAAAACTTCTCATTCCGGCCGACGCGCAACGCTCCAACGCCACTGGCCGCAAATGCCGCGCCAGCACAGCGCGAGTGCTCGACCTGCAAGACAAGCAAGGCAACAGCCTCCCGCCAGACACCACGGCGTACAGCTCATTCGACCTAGACTTCACCTACCAAAAAGGCGAAACCGTGCACGTCGAAGACTTCGACACCGACCGGTGGGACGAATGCGCCACCGGCATCCACTTCTTCATCACCCGCATCGAAGCCATCGAATACTAGGAGACTCCAAATGAACAATGAAATCCAGCGATTCGAGTTCAAGGGTGCATCATTACGCGCCCTGACCGACGAAGCGGGGGAGCCTTGGTTCGTCGCCAAGGACGCATGTGACATCCTCGGCAATGACACAAATCATCTCCGCGAAGCTCTTGATGATGACGAAATCACAAACCTCCGTAATTCGGAGGTTTGGAATCAGCCAGGGCGTGCGCCTCTCATCATCTCTGAGCCCGGCTTGTACAAGCTCATCATGCGCTCGCGTAAGCCGGAGGCGAAGGAGTTCCAGCGTTGGGTGACGCATGAGGTGCTGCCGTCCATTCGCAAGCATGGCGCATACATGACCCAGCAGACGTTGGACAAAGCGCTCACCAGCCCGGACTTCCTGATCCAGCTCGCCACCAAGCTGAAGGAGGAGCAGGAGAAGGTCAAGGAACTGGAGCCGAAAGCCAAGGCGTTGGATGACTTCACGAATATTCCCGATGCTCTGCTTGTCCGTGACGCAGCGAAACTCCTAAGCAACGATTCCAACATTCAGATCGGTGAGCATGAGCTGCGCCAATGGCTTGTGGATAACGGTTGGATTTACCGGCAGCCCAACCAGTCATGGTGCGCGGCGTCAAGTCGCGTGAGGCAAGGCCATATGGTCATGGTGTCCTCCCGTTCCCACGGAATCCACAAGGATGGCACGCCATTCGCCTATCCGCCAACCCCGAAGCCGACACGCAAGGGATTGGCGCTTATCCACCAGCGGTTGTCCGAACAAAGTTTCGAGCGAGTGCTTGACGCGGAGGTGGCGGCATGACGTTGTTGAATCCTCCGGCGCCGCCGCATGAGTTCGTTCTTGACGAGGGTGGGCACTGCGTCTTCCGTATCAACGATCGGAAAGGCGGGTCAATCGTCGAAAAAGATGGACTCAAGACGAGCACGTTGTATGAGGTTCCCGAATCGAAACTAGGCGCGTTCATCCAATGGGCCGCTGACGTTCACGGCCAATCAAGATAGGAGCAGGTTTTGACAGACAGGAAGGTTGTTGTCGAAGAGGAGATTTTCGACAGGCAGGAAGCTGCCAGGTATCTCAAGCTTGGAGCGGACAAGTTCGACAAACTGTACAGGGTGTGCGCCGACTATCAGGGCGGCAAGACCGTCACGTACAAGAAGTCGAAGCTTCTCGACCGTTACGACCAGGTGTGCGAGAGTTCACGGGAGGTTTCGGAATGACCGGCGCTCAGCCTGATGTCGCGTGGAGCGTCCAGACGGGCATCGACTTGGATGCCATGCTCGCCGCCAACGCGGGTTGGATTGAACGGGTCAGACATAAGACCAAACGTGACTATCAGCGGGATAAGCCGGTATTGCAGCGAGTGTACGAGTCGCTTCGCATGAAGTATGAGACCGGTTTCAGTACCAGTTCGTACAAGATCGCGGAAGACCTGCAATTGGCTCAGAGCGTTGTCTACAGAAGTTTGCGCAAGCTTGTTTCCTGTGGGCTTGCGGAAACGTTTCTGACGCATGGGAGGAATTGTTTCAGGCCGACAGGCTTGGAACCGACGAAAGGATTTGATTGGAATGAATGACAGTGTTTTGGTGAAGCTTGACCAGCTTTTCGATAAGTTGAAGACCGCAAGCGACGGAGACGATTGGAATACCGTGCGCGGTCTGGTCGCACAGGTCGCATCACTCGTCAAAGTGTATGAAAAGCCACTGCCCGAAGAGCCGAAGGAGCGGGGCTTCTATGTCACCGCGAATGATGGTCTGCTCCTGCATAAGGACATCGATGATGACTGGTCGGCGCGCACATGGGATGACTCGGCTAATCCCATCTGGAATGGCAATAGACCGTATGTGAAGTGGCCGACTGTCTGCGAAACGCTCCCGCCTGAAGCTTTCCCGTTAAAGCGAGTGAACACGGGAGACGGTAACGATGACTGACCATGATTACTGGCTTGAAGACATGCAAGCAATGAAGAAGCGGCAGAAGCCGAACTACCCGCGCCGCCGCATCAAATTCGCCCTCGCGGTGGTCGCCCTCATCGTCACATCCACACTCATGCTCACCTGGCATGGCGGCAGCACCACCGCCGCGCTCATGGTGGAAGGCGTGTACATCGCCACCGCATTGTGGCTGATCGTCAGATTCGCGCCACGCGACTAAAGACTTCCCGCTGGCTGACAGTCCAAACAAACAACCAAAAATCGGGTTGTTCCGCAGGATACCCACGTTCACTCATTCGTCGGCCAGTGGGGACCATAACTGAAAACAGATATTATCCACGCGCCTACGAACTCAATACCGCGCAGCAAATCACGTAGGCGCATTGGCCGCACATGGTTGTGGGATTCATGCCGGACTCCTTAAGTTTGACAACTCATGAATCACCTTATCCATCTCGCATTCAGGTTTTGACATTTCCTGTTGCCGTGATGTTGGCCGTGAACCCGTTCAGGTCTGGTTCCAACGGTTTTGCATCATTCATTGGCGTGAATCCTAACAGGTTCGACTCCTGTTGCGGCCACTGTCCCCACCGGTTAGTGCGATTGCCGGACTGGGGATTTGACGTGGATTGGATGACTCGGGGTCTCTGGTTCTTCTTCCCCTACGGGTCGCGGGTTCGACTCCCGCCCACGTCCGAAGCCGTCGAGAGACGGCCCATCATAATTGAAAACCCGGTTGACGGGGGAGCCTAAAAAATCATATTCCAAAGTCGATTTCTCTAGGCGCTTACATACACACTCTCTCCCGTCAACCACTGCTGGTGCAAGGAACGTGGCCGCTGCTATCTCAGCCGTTCGATTCATCGGCGGTCAGATGGTTCGACTCCATCCACCAGCACGCAATCACAGAAAGGAAAACTCTCATGGACACCATCAACGTGAATGGCGAAACCTACACGAAAGTACCGGACGAGATCAGCTTGTTCGGACGAACCTACCTGCTGGCGGACGACACCATCCCGGAACCATTGGACGTGTCGGACTGGCATCCAATCGAACCGGATTACCGTATCACGCTCAGGGAATACATGACCCAACAGCATCCAGAAGACGCCAAGCGTAACCTCACCGGACTGGGCCAAGTCGTGAAGAACGTGGTTCTGAATGCCGGTAAGGGAGACTTGTTGGAAGAGAACAGCAATGGTGCCATCATTTACACCCGCTCGTTGTTCCCGCTTGTCGAACAGGGCTACAGGAAGTGGCGTTACCGGAATAATGCCCACATTATGGAACTGAGTGTGGCGGAAGCATGACGGAAGTGAAATTTCCCAGCATGGTTGACATGCCGGACAAGGAGTATTTCGCACATCCGGCAATCGACCAGACTGGTTTGAAGAAGTTCATGGAGTCTCCAAGAGCGTACGCATGGCACAAGCTGAACCCTCTCGACAACAGTACGTTGGCGTTCGGCAAGGCCGCGCACAGTCTCATTCTCGGTAGTGGCCCGAAGGTCGAAAGGAAACTCGACGGGCGCACCAAAGCCGGTAAGGCACAAGCCGAACAAGCCAAATCGGACGATCTGGTAATCCTTTCCGGTTCCGACTATGAGAAGCTTCAAAACATGGTGGATTACGCGCCGGACATGAACAGTCTCGTGGAAGGCAAACCGGAAATCGCCTTGTTCGCCATCGACCCGGCCACTGGGCTGGAACTGAAAGGCAAAGCCGACTGGCTACCCGACCATCCCGGCATGGACGGCGTCATGTGGCTGTACGACTACAAGACCACCGGCCATGACGTGCAGGACTTCACTGGTTCGGCATACAAGTTCGGCTACCACATTCAAGCCGCCTTCTACATGATGCTGTACCGGCTCGTAACCGGATACCAGGGTGCGATGGGGTTCAGGTTCGTCGTGCAGGAGAAGCAGGAACCATACGACTGGATGATCTGGGAACTATCCGAAAACGACCCTGAAATCTCACTTGTCGCCGTGAAGCAGATCCGTGAAGCGTTGGACGGGCTCAGCTTCTACTGGAAGAACCATATTCCGTTGGAAGACATGCTCAACCAAGGATTGCCGAAAACCCCTCTGCCTATCAGATTCACTGACTGGCAGATGAACCATCTGATTGGAGATGATGACCAATGGGAAATGTGATTCCAAAGAATCGTAAAGCCTACGGATACGATTACGCAGACCTTGGCTCGGTGGTCAACTATGTGACCGAAGTGTTGGGATTCCGCGTCGAACAGGACATTCACTACAACAATCTTCCCCAATATCCGAACGGGTACGGGTTCGTCGTTACCCACTATTGGCAGGATTTCAGCAAGTCTTGGAGCGAATACGCGGCACCCGTTCCGATCATTGTTGGCGATTCCGCTGGCAAACGTGAACAGCCGTTCATGCAACGGTACGGGAGTGCGGAAACGTATGCTCGACGCTACAGTCTGCTCACCTTGTTCTGTCTGGCGACCAGTGATGATGACGGACAGTTGGCGGGCTATCAGCGTGGAAATCCGATGAACGAGGAACTACGCAAACAGGTGGCCGCGCTCCTAGCTCAAGGGAACATTCCGGCAGGACGCGAGTCCGAAGCCATCGGCAATCGTATCAAAATGCCTGTGAATTACGCAAGATTGACCGACTGGCAAGCCCAATTGTTCATCAACAGTTTCAAAAAGAATGAAGAAGTCAAGGAGGCCGCATAATGGCTGGAGAAACCGTAATCACGATCATTGGCAATCTGACCGACGAGCCGGAATTACGCACGACCCGCAATGGTGAGGCCGTCTGCAATGTCAACATCGCGTCAAACACCAGACAATACAACAGCCAGTCGGGCCAGTGGGAGGATGGTGACACGCTTTACATGCGCGGCACGATTTGGCGTGACATGGCCCAGCATTGCGCCCAATCCCTGCACAAGGGCATGAGGGTCATCGCGCAAGGCCGTTTGCAACAGCGTTCCTATCAGGCGAAGGACGGCACGAACCGCACCGTGGTTGAAATGCAAGTGGACGAAATCGGCCCCTCATTGCGGAATGCGACCGCGCAAGTGCAGAAGATTCAACGTGGCGGCTATCAGGGTGCCCCACAAGCCGGTTTCAATAATCCTCCATCCAATGGATTCCAACAGCCGCAACAGGCCGGTCAGCAGCCCGCACAGTCTCAACAGTTGGGTGGAGACCCTTGGGCGTCGAACAATAATCAGCCTTCCGACTTCGGCAGTTTCGGCGGCAACACGGACGAGTTCTAATCCAGACTAAAAGGAACCAACATGGCAAACATCATTCCATACAGGGAGTTTCTGAAAAGAAAGGAGCTGCGCGAGCAGGAGACTGGCATCACCGTTAGCCCGCAACAGCTCCACCCATCCCTGTTCGACTGGCAGAAACGTATCGTCACATGGGCTTGCAAAGTAGGACGTGCAGCCATATGGGCCGATACGGGTCTTGGTAAGACCAGAATGCAACTCGAATGGTTACGGCAAGTCTGCGCCGGACATGGGACGGGGCTTATTCTAGCGCCGTTGTCCGTATGCCAGCAAACCATCCGCGAAGGTGCCGCAATCGGCATGGAAGTGCGTTATGTGCATGACCAGTCGGAAGTATCTGACGGATTCAACATCACGAACTATGAGCGTGTGCCAAAACTCGACGTGTCCAAATTCAATGCGGTCGTATTGGACGAGGCTTCGATTCTGAAACAGTCGGACGGCAAGACCCGCAAAATGCTGATCGACACGTTCAGGGATACGAAATACCGTCTCGCCTGTACCGCCACACCGGCACCGAACGACCCGGAGGAACTATGCAATCAGGCCGAGTTCCTTGGATACGCCACCCGTGTGAAGATGCTTGCCACGTATTTCGTGCATGACGGGAATATTTGGCGTTTGAAAGGTCACGCGGTTAAGCCGATGATGCGGTGGATGTCGCAATGGGCCATCGCCTTGCGAAAGCCGTCCGACATTGGCGGTGATGATGCGGGATATGATCTGCCCGGATTGAATCAGACCGTTGATGTTGTCGCCTATCACGGCAGCATCCCGGAAGGCCAATTGTTCGCAGCTGACCTTGGTGGCGTCGGCGGGCGTGCGAGAGTCCGTAAGGAAACGCTTGTTGACCGTGTAAACCGTTGCGTCGATCTTGTCAATAACGAGCCGGGCGAACAGTGGATTATCTGGGCTGGATTGAACGACGAGGCGGACATGCTGAACAGGTTTATCCCCGGCAGTGTGAATGTGAAAGGCTCCATGTCGCCGGAAGACAAGGCCAAGGCGTTCCTTGACTTCGCTGATGGGAACATTCCGGTGCTGATTACGAAGGGTTCCATGGCATCGTTCGGTTTGAACTGGCAGAACTGCGCTCGAATGGCGTTCTGCGGTTTGAACGACTCGTGGGAATCCTACTACCAGTCGATACGCCGCTGCTATCGGTTCGGACAGAAGCGCGTGGTTGACGTGCATGTGGTGGTTTCCGATTTGGAACGCGAGATAGCGGAGAACATCACCCGCAAGGAACAGCAGGCCACTCATTTGAGTGACGAACTGGTAAAGACGATGAATGAATCAAACTCTTTCGGAAAGGCCGCATGATGGTCGATGAAATGTATATGACCGATGAAGCCAAAGGCAAGGATTGGACACTATGGCTTGGCGACTCGTGCGAACGCATGGCGGAAATGGCTGACAACAGTGTTGATCTGAGTGTGAGCAGCCCGCCGTTCGCAAGCCTGTACGTGTACTCCGATTCAACCCGCGACTTGGGCAACAATAGTTCCCGTGAAGAGTTCATCGAGAATTACGGGTACATCATCCGCGAACTGTTGAGGGTCACGAAACCGGGCCGTATCGCTTGCGTGCATGTGCAGCAGGTGGTGACCACGAAGACCGCTGACGGCGTGGTTGGATTGACCGACTTCCGTGGTGATGTAATCCGCGCTTACGTGGAGAACGGTTGGATTTTCCACGGCGAAGTCACCGTGAACAAAAATCCACAGGCTCAGGCGATTCGCACGAAAGCCCAAGCCCTCATGTTCGTCACGAAGAACAAGGATTCCAGTATGAGCCGTCCCGCGTTGGCTGACTATCTGCTGATGTTCCGCAAGCCTGGCGACAATCAGGTGCCGATCAAGAACGATGTTTCCAACGAGGAATGGATTGATTGGGCGCAGCCGGTCTGGTGGAACATTCGAGAGACCAACACGCTGAATGAGCGTCTTGGCCGTGAGGATACCGATGAACGCCACATCTGCCCGCTGCAATTGGACTTCATCGAACGGTGCATCCGCTTGTGGAGCAATAAGGGAGAGCTTGTGTTCGACCCGTTTGGCGGCATCGGCTCGACCGTGTACGAGGCCATCAAACTTGGCCGCAAGGGCATGAGCATTGAATTGAAGCCTTCCTATTGGGATGCGTCGGTGAATCTGATGCGCGAGCTTGAAGAGAAGCTTGGAGAGGCGACACTGTTCTGATGGTTCCGCTCTCTGGGATGACCGAACCCGCATGGTGTGACAAGCATGGGGTCGAATATTACGGCCCCGCTTGTCCTGAATGCGAGTCGGAAGCCGAAGACTATTGGGAGGATATTGGAGACGCGAGCATATGGGACTTATGACCACCTATGATTTCGACATTCCAGGCGAACCCGTCGCGAAGGGCCGTCCACGATTCTACGGGTATCGGGCTGTGACCCCTCAGCATACGAGGGATGCTGAGGAACTGGTACGAAACCAATTCCACATGTTCTACCCTCATGCCGAACCATTGGACGGGGACGTGCTGATGATTCTCATGTTCTATAAGGGACGTCATGGGAAACCGGATTTGGACAATCTGGAAAAGCTCGTCAAGGACGCGTTGAACGGTTTGGCCTACGTGGATGACCAGCAAGTGAAACTCACATTGTGCGCCATGCTGGAACCCGACCGTATGGCATGGGGACAACGGGCGAAACGGCTTGTCAAACGTCGGCAAGGAATGCCGTTGACATACGGCGGCAATCCTTATGAGCCGCATACGGAAATCCATATAGAACCCTTGCATGACATTCACGGCGGGTTGGAAAGTCTCGTCAGAAACACGAAGGAGATGATAAGCGATGTCGGAAACCAGCCTGAATACCGGTGAGATGCTGTTCCAACTGCGTGTCTGGGATTACTTGGCTTGGGCGTTGGACGATAAGCGTCTCGACCATGTTGAGAACCTGTACTACAAGGGGCGGCCGATCAGTGTTTCGACGTTCGCCAATCCGAACGTGCCGATGGTGAAATGCTTCGATAAGGCTGAACTGTTGGCTGGTGACATTGATTCTGAATATCCGTTCGTCATACAAGCCGATGGCATGTTCGATGCTGACGTGATGGACGAGCGTGAGTGGATCGCGTCTCAACCCGCGTACACGAGTCTGAGCGTGTGGGACAAGTTCGAGACTCTGCTACCGGCCAAACCGTCTATGGAATGCGTTGACTCGGGCACTCGAATGTTCATCCGATTCACGTTGGGTGAATTGGCGGGCATGTTGAACAGTGGATTGCCGCTCGGAGGTGGACGATGATTTTTCCAGCAGTCAACGTCAACGGCATCCATTTGAGCAGCCAACAGCATGAGGCGCTTGTCAGCATATGGCGTACCGGTCGAATGCCGGAAGCTCAAACAGGTCAGAAACCGTGGCTGTGGATTCAAGCGCTCAGACGGCGCGGCTTGGTATCCGGCAATGCGCTCAGACTGACCGACAAGGGACGCCATATCGTCCAACTCCTACAGGACAGGAAAGCATTCCGGTCTCAAAGCACCGCCGACAATCCACACTACGGAGCTTACTGGGACGCCTACTACGCCGACCAGTCCACATACCCGTACAAGCCGACGTTGGAAATCATTTGCGAAAGGAACTGTGATGAAACTTGACCCGCCACCGGACTTGGTTGAAATCGCTGAAGCCCTGGACGCGATGGCGAAACCACACGTGGGAAGCGGCTGGGCGAACACCAACTACACCGATCTGCCCTGCACCACGCCACGGCAGGAGGCCATCTGGATGGCATACAACGGAATCACAAGAGGAGAGGATTAACGGGCGATGTGGTTCAAGGTCGATGATGGGTTCTGCATGAATCCGAAGACGGCGATGCTGTCCAATGACGCCACCGCATTATGGCTTCGTTCAGGCACGTGGGCCGCGCAACAGCTGACAAAAGGACGTGTCCCAGCGAACATGATTCCCATGTTCCGTTGCTCCGATGATTCGGTTCAGGAACTCTGCGATGCGGGCTTGTGGGAGTATGACGCCGACAAGGACGAATACGTGTTCCATGATTGGGCTGACTATCAGCCGGACGGTGACGAAGTGGATGCCAAGCGCAGGAAGCGGAGTGAAGCTGGCAAGAAGGGTGCGAGCCGTCGTTGGAAGAAGCCCGAGAATGGCAAAAATGGCAAACCGATGGCAAATGCTATGGCAAACGCATGGCAAACCGATGGCAAATGCCATGGCAAACCAATGGCAAACGCATGGCAAGACGATGGCAAACCGATGGCAAACGCATGCCCCGTACCCGTACCCGTACCCGATAAGAAAGAAGAAGAATATTATTCTTCTTCCAAAGAAATGACACTTGCCATGTTCCAAGACTCCACGGAGTTGACGGCGGCGGACAGCATGATGCGAACCGCTTACCCGAACTTGGATTTACAGGATGCTTGGAACGCTTTCTCCGTCCGCCACTATGCCAGAATCAGCACCGTGGGGGATTGGATACGCCTATGGCGTGGCTGGTGTGAGAACCGGGCGCAAATGGGTGGTATCCCACCGTCGAAGCCACACGTCCACACTTGGGCTTGCGAACACACGTTGAAAGCCTTGCACCTCCAATCGCAGGATGACGTGACCGACATGGCGTCAGCCGTCAAAAAAGCCAATGAGCTAAACCAGAAGGAAGAACCCTAGTGAAATACATCAGCCTGTTCAGCGGCATTGAAGCAGCAACTGTCGCATGGCAAACACTCGGATGGGAGCCAGTCGCATACGCCGAAATCGAACCATTCCCCAAAGCAGTACTCAAACACCACTATCCGAACGTCCCAGACTTAGGGGACATGACGAAAGTTAATTGGAAGGAATACCACCATGCAGCAGATGTCGTTGTGGGAGGAAGCCCCTGCCAGGCATTCAGCATCGCCGGACTCAGGAAGGCTCTGGACGATCCACGCGGCCAGCTCATGCTCGAGTATCTCCGAGCTTGCGCAGAAATTGATCCGGAATGGATCGTATGGGAGAACGTGCCCGGAGTACTGTCGGCTGAACACGGACGGGCCTTCCAGTCGCTCCTTGAAGCCGTGGCCGAACTCTGGCCTGATGGGGGGGGGTGCATGGCGAGTGCTGGACGCTCAGTTCTTCGGTGTGGCCCAACGACGCGAGCGTGTGTTCCTTGTCGTCAACACTAGAGACTGGCGACGTGCCGCCCCGGTACTTTTTGAGCGCGAAAGCCTGTGCTGGGATCATACGTCGAGCCGAGAGAAGAGGCAAAGCCTTACCCAGGGAACTGCGGGAGGCGTTGGAGACGCAGATTCGGACGCTAGGGGATTGATGTTGGACTTCCATCAGCAGGATGGACGGTTCAAGGTCAGCGATCATCCCGACGTGTCGAATACGCTCACCTCGCACATGGGTACCGGTGGCAACAATGTTCCCCTGATTAAGGCGTTCAAATGGAGCCAGGGTGAGAAGATCCGGAGTCTGGCGATTGGCGAAGTGAGTCCCACTTTGAGTACTGACCATAATCCAGCCGTCTACCAAATTGAGAGAGAGAGAGAGAGAGTGATGTGTCGCGCGGACACTCAGGCGAATGCCGCACAAGGATTCGATCTTTCTCCGACATTGATGGCTCACGCCGGAAAGGATGCCCCATTCATCTATCCGACAACTAATAGGAGAGACTAGTGGTTTTCACTTTCAAGATTCGCGGTGGCGGAGCGGGGGGGGGTAAGGGATTCCTCGGGCAGGACGAGCTTTCTGCCACGCTCAGCACGCACAATGACCAGTTTCTACATACGGAGGATTCGATGAATGGTTTGACGGTTCGCAGGTTGACGCCGTTGGAATGCGAAAGGCTTCAAGGTTTCCCGGACGGATGGACGGATATTCCGTGGAAGGGGAAGAAGCACGCGCCGGATAGTCCACGCTACAAGGCGCTCGGTAATTCGATGGCGGTTCCTGTCATGAGATGGATAGGTGAGGGCATCCAATTGGTTGAAGACAACAAGGGATTGTTCCAGGAGAACCCCAGTGAGCAGTGACAATCCATCCAAGGAGACGTGCCGCATGGTTGATGATCGTGATGGGAGACGTTGCGTGCGTTGTGGCCGAAGCTTGTATGCGGTTGGTGGTTCCCGGCATCATCGGAAACTCCGTAGCCAATGCACGAGGGTGGAGAAGCATCAAGTGCAGAATCTGATTCTGCTTTGCGGTTCGGGTACGACGGGCTGTCATGGTTTCGTTCACATGCATCCGACTATCGCTTATGAGAACGGATGGTGTGTGAAATCGTTTCAAGACCAGTTGGAAGTGCCGGTACGGACTTGGCATGGACTCGTGTATCTCACCGCAGACGGCAAATATTCATCGACAAAGGAACAATCAAATGACTGACAATATCAATCCATCACATTACAAGGATGGCCCGTTCGAGTGCATCGAACTCAGCCGACTGCTCTCAAGCGATTGGGGCCAAGCCGTGCAGTATTGCTTCCGCTGGCAGCACAAGAACGGTGTCGAAGACCTCAAGAAGGCGCTCTGGTTCATCAATGACGCAATCACGCATAATGTGCCGTTCTTCGCCGCGTGCTGCAAACGGAACGCCGACATTCTCGAAGCTCAGGCAATCAGGCTTCTTGGCATCCTACAGGCCGAGAACTGGGCTGATCTCGAACAGTTCTGGCGGAACCTCAAGTGGGGAGACCGCGTGGACGTGCTCGAAGCCCTCACCGACAAGATCAATGAAATCGAAAAGGAAGGCAAGTAATCATGGAACATATCGTGCAGTTCGCCATCGGCATTGACGACGAGACCATTCAGAACCGTATCGAGGAACACGCTTACAGTGACGTGCTCAACAAGCTCACTAAAAACGCCGTGGACAGTGTTTTCTCGCATTCCAGCGCGTATACGCGGGACATCATGTGGGAGGGCCTGATGGGGGAAGCTTTGCAAAGCTTCCTCGAAGAACGCAAGGACGAGATTATCGACAAGGCCGCGAACATGCTTGCCGACCGGTTCCAACGGACGAAGAAATATCGGGAAGCCATGGGTGCCGTCATCGCAAAGGATGGTGAGTGATGAACCGGGACCGGGTAATCATCGTCGCGATCATCTGCATGACGATTATCTTCATCGCGTCCACCGTATCGCCAGCCGGTTCCAGCGGGAAAACCGGCGCGGGATTCCAGATGGAAACCGTCAAGACCGGTGACGTGACATGGGCGTGTTTGAAGCATGGCGGCGAATACATCGGCTGTAGCACGGTGGAGACGGTCAAATGAGTGTTTTCACAGGCAAGACCGGCTACATCGTCTGGCCGCAAGGCGATACGGGAGTTCACACATGCCGCGTGTACGAGTCTCTGGATGAAGCTGTGGGCGCGGCACATTCCAAAGCCGACTTCCACCACAGGCCGTATGAGGTGCTTACCGCTTATGAGAGTCCGGCAAGAACCATCAGAACGATCCTCCCAAGGAGACACCAATGAGCGACAAAGTGAAAGTCGGCACGAGCAAGGTCACGTTCCGTGTGCGCGCGTTCGACTATCCGCAGATCGAGCTTGCATCCGTCGAAGTGGATGTGCCGATGTACACGAAGACGGACAACAAGCTCGACAACATGCAGCAGGGACATGTCACGGCGGACGTGCCGGACGGTTTCAACGAGAAGGTCAAAGACGCATTGCAGGTGTTCGCGGACACTCTACAGGCATCGTTCAACGAAGAAGGAGAGTGAAATGTTGAGAAGCATTGATTTCAAAACAATGCCTTATCTATTCACTGACAAGGCTGGCACTTGCCTGACCGTGGATTTCGACGAAAGGGAACTGGATGACATCTACAAGCAGGTGAAAACCATGTACGATCAGGCGCACCCGTCGCACCCGTCTGATGATATGCCCACCGAACCGGGCTGGTATGCGACTCGGGATGGTGAAGACCTGTTGAGCTATGACGGTGACGCTTGGCACATTCACAATATCGACTGTGATGCGCAATTGTTCGCTGACGGGGATTTGGAAACGATGGACTGGAGCGTGGTCAAACGCACGTTCGATGCTGACGCTTTCCCGCTGGTTCACGTTGACCTCGAAGAGATTGCCAACAGAAGAGGAAACCATGAAAGTGCATGACCATATCACCGACTGGCAGCACCTGCCATCGTCATTCCTCGCTGGCAAGCGTGCGATAGCCACCACCGTTGAGGGAACCACTATCGACGGTTTCCTCCAATCGATGACCACGAAGTTCAGTAACGGCAGCGGCAGCATGGTGCAACTGTTTTTCGGGGGAGTGTTCCAGCCGGTCATCATCAGTCTCAACGGTGGTGAGAACCAACTATGCAGAGCATACGATTCGATACTCATACTCAACGAGGTGAAGCAGTGAACAACGAATACGCGAAGTGGAGGACGGTTCTTGACTGCCTGTATCCTCGTACGTTCCCGCTTACACCAACCACTGCGCCATACCCGTTGAAAGGGTGAGTGATGTTCGGACGGAAGAAGAAAAAGCAGGAGGAGCCGAAAAGTTACCTCAGATGCCCATACTGCGGTCACGCGCCGATAATTGTCACCGGCAAATGCACGTATCACAATCCACGTCATACTGTCTACCGGTATGAGTGCGACCTTAGGTGCCTTCAAGGCGAGGTGTGTCAGACTGCCGAAGCTGCGTTCGATTCGTGGGTACGCATTGTCGCCCGCTATTACGACGCGGAAAATGCTATCAGACAATTCCGCAAGGAGAGGAAATCATGAGTCTGGCTGATGTTTGCTGGAACATTTCAAGCGTTTTCATCGTCATCACATTGGGTGTGATAGCGATACTCTGCGTGCTCATGCTGTTAGGCGTATTCGTATGCATCTTCGACCATGACGATAACCACAGGAACGATAAGAGCAGTAAGGAATAACAATGGCTACGAACGTGACCGAAAAAGACAAAGCATTGCAGGAGGTCATCGACTGGTGCGAGCAGCGTGAGATCGAAGGTCTGCGGCTTGCAAACGCTCTTCTGTTGCAGCGTGACATGGCCGCATATGGTGTCGTGAAGGGACAAATCAACGCATACGAAAAGACAGCCGACCACTGCCTTTCCATGCTTGGCTACACCGGCTCGATGCCTTCCGAGGTGCCTAACCAAAGCGAGGACGCGAAGGAATAGTTATGTGGTTCAAACGCAAATACAACGAATACGGGTGTCCAATGTGCGGCAGACTACCTGTCATCAAAGAAGGAGAAACAGAGAAATACCATGAAACCATCGAAGCCGTGAAAACAATAACCATATACCGGCTTCAATGCCCCCGAAACCACCTTTCTACAAACTGGTACAGCGACCCTATGAATGCAAGCATCAACTGGAAACACGTCGTTGACGAATACAAGAAGGAGGATACGAAATGAGCAGTCAATACAAGGTTTGCCCGCTGTTTTGGGCTGATCGCGGCAGCGACCGTCGCTTAGTCAATATGGAGGCGCTTGAAGAGCTGCTGAACGAGGGTTGGAAGATTCTGCGGGTGGATACCATGCCACCAACGGAATTGCGTGATAACGCCGTCACAGCGACGAACGTCTACATCCTTGAGAGGGAGGCTAATGATGATTAGTCAATACGACAAGGACATGTGTTGCCTGTATA